ACTTTCAAAAAATTTTAAAATAAAAAAAATAATTAAAAAGATTTTAATAGTAGTGTTGTATTTGTATTGTATGCACATCAACTTAGACCCTTGGCAAAAGAAGTTCATTGAGACTAAGGGCGACAAAATTTTATGTTGCGGTCGTCAGGTTGGCAAGACGGAGATTTGCGCCATTGACGCTGCCGAGTACGCTTTAAACCCTGACAACCCTCACCCCATCTTGATGACCGCCCCTACTGAGCGTCAGGCGCGTCTACTTTTCGACAAAACGTTACGTTACCTCATGGACTACTATCCTAAGAAAGTCATAACTAAGGGAAGGTTACGTCCTACCCAGACCAAAATCAACTTAACCAACAAGATGACAATTTACTGTTTACCTACTGGTCAGTTCGGTTTAGGGATTCGTGGTTTAACTATTGGCCGAAGTTACGAAGACGAGAACAGTAGAGTAGCTTTAGAGATTGAGGAAGCTATCGCTCCAATGTTACTTACTACTGGCGGCGCTAGGATTAAGTTATCGACACCTCACGGCGCGACTGGCGAATTTTACAACACTTGGATTAACAAAGACGGCGCTTATAATAGTTACACAAGGTTTTCAATCACTAGCGAGACCGTTATCCGTGATAGGAAATTGTGCGACACTTGGACAAAGTTTCAACGGGAGGCAGCTTTAAAATTAATCGAACAGGCAAAGTCAAGAATGAGCACTAGACAATACGCTCAAGAGTTTTTGGGCGAATTCGTTGACGATTTACACAGATGGTTTTCTGACGATTTAATAGACCGTTGCTGCACTTTGAAACGTTCCGAGATTCTTACTAAGAAAGCCAACTACTTTTTGGGCGTCGACATTGCCCGAATGGGCGAAGACAGTTCAACGTTCCAAGTTTTCATGCGAACCCCTTACCACGTTTACCATATCGATAACATAGTAACTAACAAGAAGTTGACGACCGCCACCGAACGCAAGATTTTAGAGCTCGACCGCAAGTACAACTTTAAACGTATTTACATTGACGCTGGCAGTGGCACTTTAGGCGTTTCCATCTTCGACCACTTATACCCTTTGATGAAGAAAAGGATTAAAGCCATCAACAACGCGAAACGTATCATTGAGTACAACCCCGGCGGCGAACCTACGATGGCGAAGTTACAGAAAGAAGACTTGTACGACAACCTGAGAGCTTTGATGGAACAGCGCAGGATATCTTTACTTGACGACGATGAGGTAAAGTTCGAGCTAGCGAGCGTACAGTATGAGTACGTCAAGAAGGAGGGTCAACCGACAAAACTTAGAATTTTCGCTGTACCCAGCGCCGACGTAGTTGAAGGAATGATACGGGGGGCATGGTGTGTCAAAGAAAGACTTAATAAGTTCAGAATATTGTATATGTGATGAGTTTCAAGGAAAAGTATACAAATAATGTCGAAAAAGACCCAAAAAAGGACGAAATTAGCCTAGAATCTTACGCAATTTGCGAATTATTGGAACAAATCATCAAAAAGTTAAACGAGGTACGTTTCAAATGAGTTACACGTTATCGACCAGCGGCAACGCCAAAGTTAAGGCCGGCAACCACGCCAACACCGATTTAACGGACGACCCGGTGTTAATGTCAGCTTTGGACGACATGGCTGAAGGTTGGGTATGCGCCGAGACTAGAAGGGATTGGGTAGGCAGTTATTCAAGTTTGTCCACCAATATTAAGAACGTGTTAAACGACATTGTCAGCAGCAAGGTAGCCTTAGCCGTCATAACTTGGGACAGTACTGATTACCTTAACTCTGAACTTAACTCGATTTTGAACCATAACGACGGCGTCGTAACGACCGGCCTACGTTTCCTTAAAGACTTTAAATCCAACGAAATCAAAACTCCTTAACAAAATGGTAATGTCAAATAGGTATCAAAACCAGCCTAAAGCTGTCGCGACTTACAGTTACTCCGACATAGCGAGCGGCACCGGTTACATTAACTATTACGGGTACACTACTACTGATTCAGTGGGTACAACTTACCATTTGACGACCCAAAGCCCGAGAAGTTCGACAATTTCCACAGTACAGAACAGTTCCGGCAGTTTCGACGTTGACCACGATTTCGACTTACCCAGTTTCCGTTTACCTCAGATAGTTCGAGGCACCGCTATCATCACCGGGTCATGTTTCACTAACGGGACCAACGTCGGCGACACTTTCCACATCATTTACACTTTGAAGCGTGTAAGAGGCGGTACAGAGACTACTGTAGGAACCGTGCAAACCGAGACGTACGATAACAGTGTCACGACTGACCACAACATCACCGTTGACATGACTTGCAGCCAGACACATTTCGCGCCCGATGACGTGTTACGTTTAACAGTTAACATTGTGTGCACAGCCGGGGGAGGAGCCGCCGGTAAACGGCTCGAGTTCGGTCACGACCCACAGAACCGTGACGGTGGCGGTCTTGACCCGAGCACTGACGATACAACTACTATACTAAAAATCGAGGTACCGTACAGGTTAGACATATGAGCGACACTGATATAGGCAGCGCAACCACAACCGCTTTAAACAGCGGCGTCCCGGATTACAACGTGGGCGTTGACAGTTTGGACATCTCAGAGGCGGGCGAATATTATTGGGACAACACTGAGTTCCCTAGATACCTTGCATATTATAAGAACGTGCCCGAGGTCAAAAGCGCTATAGACGCTATGGCCATGTGGGTCACAGGGAAAGGGTGGACAGCCGACCCTTACACTGAGAACATTTTAAACAATATAGTCGGCTGGGGCGAGGACAGTTTCCAGTCAATAATGCGCGCTCACGAAGTTATGACCATGTTGAACGGCGACGCCTACGCAGAAATAGTTCGCAACGATTCAGGCGTTTTAATAAACCTTAAACCGTTGGACCCAAGACAGTGTCGAACCGTTGTAAATTCTAAAGGTTTCATCGTACGGTACGAAGTCAGGGAAGGCGGCAAAATGCGTAAAATCCCTACCACCAAGATGCTGCACTCTACAGAGAACAGGCTAGGCGCTGAATACCACGGCACCAGTAAACTTGTCTCAGTGACTTGGTTACTTGACGCTAAGAAAGAAGCCATGAAAGACTTAAGACGTGTCATGCATCGTAGCACTATCAGAGTTTTATACATCGACATGGACGAAGAGGACACTTTAACCAAAGCCAAGACTCAGTATAAGGACGCTATAAAGAACGGGGAAGTTTTGATAATGCCGGCTAGGAAGGGTGAAGCCGAGTTCGAGGATTTAAGCGTCCCCCCGGTCACTGTTTACCTTGAATGGATTAAGTACGTCGGCTCAGAAATTTATAAAGCCGTCGGAACTCCGGAGATTATCCTAGGCGGCTCTCAGGAGTACACCGAAGCAGGTTCCAAGGTAGGTTACATGACGTTCGAGCAACCGTACATGACTAGACAAAAGTTACTCGAGACAGATTTATGGAACCAAGTCGGCGTCAAGGTGAAGTTTGAACGTCCTACAAGTATTAAGGACGACGTACAGAAAGGCGAAGCACAGAACACCGGTCAAACAAATTTTCAACAAGGTGAAACTCAACTAAACACGAAGGGGAGAGAATGACAGAAGAGTTTGTTATCCAGATGTTGAACAATTTCGGTTTTCCCGTCGCTGTCACCGTTATCTTGTTATGGGACAAGTTGAAAAGTAACGGCAGTCTGTTGAAAGTTGTCAACAATAACAACGAATTACTAACGGAGATTAAAAAGAAGTTATGTTAAAATGGTAAGAAAGAAAAAGGACGAGCTTGAGAAGAAGAGGGTAGGCGACCCTATGGTGAACCGTGTCGTTGAAGAACGTGAGACACAGGGTCAACCTCTTAAAACTACCCGAAAGCGTGTAATCGAAAGAAAGAAAGGTAGCCCCGACGTTGTACGTCTTGAAGCCACCGAGGGCCCGCAGCAAACAACATCTTTAACAAGGGACTTCGCCCAAACCGTGAACACGTCTAGAGCGAAACGAGGTTTAGACCCGTTGAACAATCAGCAGTTAAACAAGTTAGTAGAAATGCAGCAAGCTCAAGGCCGGGACATCACCAGTCAAGAGGCCGTACAGGAAGCGGCTTTAATCGAACAACAAGACCTTGCCCGTGAACTTGAGGCAGCCGGAGTTTTTGAAGAACAGCCGGAAGAGCGTAAGTTTGTTGACCAACTTCAAGGAAGGCTTGAAGGGCCTCAACCAGTGCCGAGCGGCGACCTAGTTATTAACGCTCCCGACGCTCGACGTCCAATCGACCAAAACCCAGCTTACCAACTGATGAACCAAAAAGAGAAGGACAAGTTCAAAGAACTTAACAACCTTGACCCCGAACAAGCTAAAGCTTTCGAGGAAGCTTTCATAAAAGTTGCTTACGAGAGGCAAGCACAATCTAACGAGCTGAACCTTAGACAAAATATCGGCGGCATCTTGGAAGGGATTAACATAGACCTTGGCCCACTTAACCCCGAGAATTTCCCGGGGCCAAGCGACAGGGCCAGCGATTTGGTCGCACAAGTTCAAAACATTCAATCACTGGCCGGGGCAGAGGCAAGCGACGGGCCCAACCTAGCGCCTAGAACAGCTCTTAAACAGTTGGACCATTACAGTGACGAAGTTGACAGGATTGAAGCCAAACTTCAAACAATTATTATAACCAGTCCGGTGTTACGTGCTAACCCCGACAAACTTCAACAATTCCAAAAAGAGATACACGACGCAAGGAAAGAAATATTTTTCGCTAGGCAAGAGAACGCGGCTGCTTTAATATCCAACCTTGAAGCAGGGACAGCCGTCAAAGCTAACAGTCTTGACCATTACAAAAAAATCTCGAAAAGTCTGTAATCATAGAAAAGTATATAAATAAACGACCCCCCTATTTCCTATGGAAAAGGAAGAAGTTAAACAAACTGAATCTGTTGAACCTACTAAGACCGAGTCCGACCTTATGGGAGCTATCGACCAAATGAAAGCCGAGAACGACCGAAGGGAAAACATTTTAAGGCAAGAGCAAGAGTTAGCCGCAAAGAATTTGTTAAGCGGGAGGACTGACGTTACCGAGGAAAAGGCTGAGAAAGAGGAAACGCCCCAAGAGTACAAAGACCGTGTATTGCGAGGCGAGGCATGAAGGAGCCTAAAGATTTGGGTGTAAAGTTTGGAACCAAGCGCGAAGCTATGTGGACCAAGGTACTTAAAGAGGCCAAGATGTTAAAACAGCAGTCAGAGGAAAATCTAGAAATTCAAAACGAAATGATTAAACTTTCTGAATCTATAATTAAAGAGGAGAAAGGCAAATAATGCACGCTTTGTTCATACCTTACGGCGAAGTTGATTGTGTTAATAGGTTTTACCGCGACTTGCAGTCACAGAATTATATTTTAAAAATGGAAAACTCCGACGGGGAAAAGAAGAATCAATATATCAAAGGGGGTCTAAGGCTTGCCCCTTTTGGTGTAGTTGACTACGTTTTCCCTAAAGAGTATAAAAACGAGGTTTTAACTTCTCTAGGTTTTCATAACGAGAACCCGTACAAACTCGGAAAAGTGAGACTTGCGTTACTAAGAAATTTCTTAAAATGTAAGAAGCCGGGCAAGTTTGAGACGGAGATGCAGTATATATGGTATAAAGAAAACGTGTCCTTAATCCCTCTAGGTATCCGGGAAGACCCTGACATAGTGGGCATGCACGAAGATGATAAAGGGTATACCCACGAAGCTTTATAGATAATCGGTAAACCGAATAACTCGAAAGGTTTAAATAATAGTATGTATTGTGTTTCGTATGGCTAACGAGCACGAAATCATACACGAAACACATATTCCTATACCTTTCACTGTAGCTGACGGGACAGGTATCGAGCGTGGGACGTTATGTAAAATGACTGACCCTAAGACAGCCGTTAAGTCTGACGGTGACGCTGACATCGTCGCGGGCGTTCTAGCCGAGGAAAAGATAGCTAGTAACGGTGTGACAAGTGCCCCAATATATAGGGGCGGAGTTTTCAAGGCAACAGCTTCGGGCAGTATCACAGTTGGCGACGCTTTAATAACGTTGACAGGGGCCGACAACATTCTGGGCACAGCGGCGGTAAATTCTGAGAATATTGTAGGTACTTCTTTAGAGACAGCGACAAACGGTGAAACTTTCTTTTACGAACTAAACCCGAGAGGAATTAACCTATCTTAAAATGGCTGACAAAAGCGCTCAAGCTGGCATTCGGGGCTTAGATATTGACAAGCTCGCTAAAGCTTATGCTGACGAAGAACTTGTTTTAAGAAAGTTTGTAACAAACGCTTCAACTAGTGCGAGAGAAATTAGATGGTATCAAAAGACGGCGGGGTTTTTGGACTCTACTGACTCGACAGGGATAACCGCGTCACAGATTGCTAACACTGCATCTAAAGCTAGACCGACAGTCGTCGAACAGTCGTGGACACGGCAAACTAGCTACGTTAGAAAATATTTTGTAGAGTCTCCATGGATTAGTGAAGAAGATATTAGAGATACTGACATCGACCTTATGGCAAGAAATGTACACGATTTGGTAAGGTCAATACAGAATAAGATAGACACAAGAATTTATAACGTAATCACTGAAAGTCTGAGCCCGAGTAATATTAACACTGCTGCTGCCACAGGTACAGGGTGGGACGACGGTACCAACGGAAACCCCATCTTAGACATTATGACAGGCAAACAAAATATTAGAAGTAACTCTTACAACCCGGAAGGTGCTGTATTATACATTAACCCTATCGAGCACAAGAATTTAATCAACTACTTAATAACTACTAAAGGGTCAAGCATTCCGGCTTTCTCAAGCGAGAGGGTTAGAGACGGTGTAGTTATGGAACTTCTAGGCTGTCAAGTTGTTGTTTCTGAAAACGCTACCACTGACTACGCTTTAATCTTTGTACCTCAACGGGCTGCGACATGGAAAAGTTTCATGGGGATTAGTTCTGCTGTCATTGTTGACGAAGGTATCGGGCGTAAAATCAGGGTTTGGGAGGAAGGAGAATGTTTATTGACAGACCCGAAAGCTGTCCATCTAATAACGGACACGGTTACTTAAACATGGTATTTGAAAACGCTAAAAGATTGTATGCTCATTATAAAGAAATTAATAATGATAAAGCTGCTAAGGAGCTTCTTCAAAAGTATCCTCAGTTGGAAGAGAAGCCAAAAGAGAAGCCGAAAGAAGAGCCGAAAAAGAAAGCAAAAGAATAAATAGTATTTGCTTCTTATATTTCTATGACGACTAAACGAGTGCCTCACGGTGTCGAGCCTACTGATAACAACGGGGGCCGGACAGATAAAAGCGGTATGAAAATCAAGTTTAAGCGTGACACTGTTGTAACAGGTTTAAGGACTTATTCAAGCGTTAACGCTACTTACGCTTACATTCAAACAGCTTACGCTAGCGGCATTCTAGCTACTGCTACTATTACTAACAACGTGGCTGACTTCGGAGAAGTGGAGCTGGACGCTGAAACTGAGTACTATTTCTTGGTTGACAACGACGGCGACGGTTACACTGAATACGTTAGCCCCCACGTCGCTGGAACCTTACCCATTACAGTGGACAGGACAGAGTTCACGGGGGGCGTTGTCCACACTGGCGCTGCCATTACTACAAGGACGGTGTCGGTGACAGAGGTTACTATTAGAACTGATGAAGGGAGCGCCAAGTCGGGCGAGAAGTGGTTAAAGACTGATTATCCTATAACGTCGGGTCTCCAAGCCCAGACACAGAAACAGGAAGGGCGTGAGTCTAACCTTGTAGCTGAGGAAGGAAGTACAATATTATCTAAAGAGTACGAGGGGTTGTAATGGGGGGTAAAGGAAGCGGCCGGCCAACGAAAGAGATGAGTCTCGTAAGACAGACAGTAGAAAAAGTTAACCCTATAGGCGTTAACCAAAACCCTACCGGAGATTACATCTTACCAAACCATTCAGGCATCTCAAGTCACCCTGAAGCAAAAAGCAATTTTCTTAAAATAGATGGTAGTAACGCTGACCAAACAATAAACATTGGTTCACAGGACTTAGAAACTACTGGAGATATTAAACTTACAAAGATTTTGCAACCGATTATGAAAACTACGCAAATAGATTTCACATCTTTCGACCAAATTGACTGCCAAAACAATAAAGTCATAGCGGGTGGCGGGTTTCGGATTGACAGGGACGATTACGCTTTACAAGTTGGGGCAAGAGAAGACTTCACATTAAAGTTTGACGGTACTGATACCTTATTTACGACTGCCGGATTATTTGATTTTAAGACGACGGACACCGACAGCATTACTAAAGTTCACGCGCAGGGAAACAACAACGCCGGGGCTTTCACCTTTGAGGATACTAGGACAGGGGGAGAGGCCGGGTCATTAATGGCGGGGACTGACGCAGCTATTTTCAGTTTTTCAGATACGGGAAGTTTTAACATTCAAACAGACGCGAGGGCCGATTTATTAGCGACCCCGGGAACCGGGACCAACTTGTTAAGATTAAGTAACGGGGGTAAACTGTTTTTAATGGGCGATAGTGGGGCAATTGAGGTTAAAGGTAACTCTCCTATTCTAACATTAAAAGATAAGAACAGTACGGGCAACTCTTCTATAGGTTATATTGAATGGCGGGACAGTGCGGGGACTAGGCAAGGTTTCTTCGGTCACGACTCTTCGGGTAATAGCGATATAACATTAAAGAACGAGGTCACTAACGCCAACATCGATTTTACATTAACAGGGACGGGCGACGTAAGGATTAACAGGGACAACGTTTCTATGAAATGGGGAGCCTCTGGAGATGCTGAGGTTTATTATGACGGTAGCGATTTGGTGATTAATCCACAAGTTGTAGGGAGTGGAGGAA